GAAGGTTTTCATGACTCGCCTTTCGTAGAGCAGAGGGACGGAGCGGGGGCGCGGAGCGCCCCTCGCTCTCAATTATACTACCTGCTTGAGAATTTAGCTACTGTGAGCTAACGGGCTGACGGGCTAAGATCTGGTACTGCCAGACGGGGTTGTCTGAACGTGCTTTATTGCACGGACCGCAGGAAGGCTGGATATTTGTGCGACGGTAGGAACCGCCGGGAACTATGCGATCTGCCTCAAGTGCGAAGTAGTCTAGCCATGCTAGGCAGTGGACGCAGGGTACGTACGTGCCGTCTCCACCCCATGGAGCCTCAGGACTGAGCATCCATAGTTTGCGAGCCCGGCGGGACGCAGCGCAGCCGCGCTTGTCCCCGCCGTGCCTCTCGCTCACTTGTGGACCTCGCAAAGGATGATGATCTTGGCCGGCCATACCGGGCGGCAGTCCGGGCAGATCATGACCGGGTAACCGGCCTCGGTCATCCGGATGGTCCGGACGGGGGTGCTGATGAAGTCGTTCACTTCTCGCCTCTCGCCTTGTGGGTGGCCGCCCCGTTTCCGGGGCGGCCGGTCGTGCTAGTTAGCGCCCTGGCAGTCGTCGCGGACGTAGAGCATGTCCTTGGCGAAGTACTTCCCAGAGGTGCCGTCGGCGCGGTAGTCGCCGTACATATTCCAGATGTCGCCGCCGAGGTACTTCCAGGCGACGTGGAGGGAGTCGGCCATGACCGTCTCGGACCGGGCGACCGACGGGTGCGACTCGAAAGCCGCGAAGGCGTTGCAGGTCACGTTCTTCCAGTTCGTGCGGGGGGCAGCGTTAGCCACCACGGGCACCGCGACGCTAGCCGACGCGGCTAGCAGGGCGGCCGCGATTACTGACTTGTACATCGGACTCCTCGGGTTCGTGCGAAGCGTAGGGTACGCTCCGAGCTAGGCACCTACGAGAGGCGCCTAACCCGCAACCTACCTACCGGCGTGCGTGACGCGCGATACGTGCATCGTGAGCGGCGGCGGCCTTTTCCGCTGCGTTACGCCGTTCGAGGTCCGCGTCACGAGCAGCGTAAGCGGCGTCGATAGCGGCATCGAGATCGGCTACGGCCGCGTCGTAAGAGGCATCGAAGGCGGCGACGTACGCGGTGAGGTATGCGGCGTCGGCGACGCGGAGCACTTTCTCGTATGCGGCTACGGCCGCGTCGTAAGCGACAGCTCCGGCCGCGATAGCCGCCCTATCGAGAGCGTTCTGATACGCGTTAGATTCCGGCATTTTCTCGCCTCTCGTTCTTGGGCCGTACGATACGGTCCGAGCTAGCCCCCTGCGGGAGGGGGCTAACCCGCACCGTACCTACGCCGGGCGGCCGTCTCGGACTGCCTTACGCTCCGGGCTAACCTGATAGGCACCGTAGAGGGTAATCGAGATACCCGCTAGCTCGCGCTTCGTAAGCTTCGCGAACGTCGCCGCGCCGAGTTCCTTCTCTAGCCATTTTACATACTCGGCTATCGTAGCGGTAACCGGGCGGGCGGCGCGCTCTTTCGGGGTAAGCGCCCGGCGGGTCGACTTCGGCGGAACGACTACGGCGGGGGCGGGCTTCCGGGCGGGCTTCCGGGCGGGCTTCGGCGCGGACTTCGGCGCGGCCGCAATCTCCGCCGCGCGGCTCGCTAGGGATGCGGAGGTAGCGTTATTGATCTCGGTAATAGTCGGCATTACTATCGCCTCTCGGTCGGGCCCGCGCGGGGCGCGGGGCGCATCCCCCGCTCTCCGGGGGCTTATCTCAATTCTACCCGGTTCCGGCGGATAACCTAATGAATTGAGTAACGAAACGGTAACGGTATCATTAGCGCCGCTAATTAGCTAGGCTAAACAATGTACTTAGCGCGGCTAACCAATGTAGTTAGTTAGCGTAACTAACGACCGCTCTGCAATGTTCCGTTGTTGCGCTAGCGCTGTCGCGGTGTTTGTTTTCTGTATGCAGTCAATTTTCATTTTCTAAATTGCAACACGATTTTTAAATTTCCGGATTGCAGTAAACGGGGACGCTAGAAAGCGCTATAATAGGATGATGGAACTCTCTACCGAAATTCCCACAGCTCGTATCGCCACAAAGTCCCCTCAGCGTAGTGACGGCCATGACCGTCTCTGCGTCAGGCATCCCAGCCATTCAGGAACGGGCGTGAATGGAGGCACCCAGTACTGCTGGTGCGTCTGTGTCCGCTGCTGGTCAAGGAATGCCTCCCGCTGCCTATGTTCAGCATGCCCTTGTCACGGCGGTTTCCTCCCCACCCTCGCTGTCCCATCATCACCCGTCACCCAGCGCATCATGGCCAGAAACCACACAAGGGGCCAGTCATAAGCACACAAGTTCAATGAAACGCAAGAAAGGCATGAAAGGCATGAAAGGCAAGAGACCGCATGAGCATAACAATAGGACGCCTAGGACCTGGTCCAGATCATCCATTCACTATGTGTGACGAACGGCCTGGCCCTCATTACAGCCATGGCGAGGGCTGTATGTGTGCATCCCCATTCGCCAACATGACCATCCGGGAGGCCATAGTGGCAGGTGCCTTCGAGTATACCGACCCTGAAGAATTCTGGACGGAGCAGTCATGAGCTGGAACGTTTATCTTGAGGAAGTCCATGTCCGCACGGCGTGCGATATGTGCGGACAGCCCCTCCCTGAACCAAAACAGTACACCACCGAAATTGACTATTGGAATTACACGCATAATACTTCGCGTATGGTATACGCGGCCCTCGGAAAATCCGGCATAACTCTCCGGGGGGATGAGTCATGGTGGCAGCATCTTGACGGTATGTCTGGTGAACAAGGCCGAAGGTACCTCGCCAGTATTATCAACCAGCTTCTAATGGAACCGGAGTTCTTCAGGAAAATGGAGCCAGCGAACGCATGGGGAAGTTACGATGGCCTTCTCAGAGTTCTTGTCAGGATGCGTGACGTCCAGCAACAATACCAGCAAGAAGGCATCACAACGGAATGGAGGGCCAATGGCTAATCAGCCAGATCCAGATCCAGACCCAGACCCATTTTACGAGGATCACCCTTTTCCATTTCTCCCGGAGGACAGAGAGAAGTTCTCCCGTCCACACACAGAGAAGTTCTTCCGCCCACAGAGTACCCAGGCCGAGGAGGAACTGGATGAATGGGGCAACCTGCCGGGCATTACCGAGCAGAGGGCGAAGGACGGGATGTGCATATGTAATGACTGCTGCATCGCGAAGCTAAACCTGCTTCCCTGCCCAAATCCCATTCAGGAGGGTGGCGCCGCCGAGACGCTAATGTGCAAGACGTGCTGGGAATACTACAAGGACAGGAAAGCAGGTCGACAGTACTGGCATTGCCATAATTTCCTAGGTGCCGGTAAGCTCCCTAAGCCCCCGGAAAGCGCCTAAGTCCCGCGCCACCCCCTCCGACCAGGCCGTTCGCCATATCCGTCCAGGTAGGGTACCGTAGAGGGGACGAGGACCGACCGGGCGGCAGGTGGCAGATATGGCCCAGAGGCGGCGTGACAACCGCACCACCAGCCTTGGCATCCCTATTGCCCATATTTACCGGGGCCGGGCTAGACTCAACCTGGTCAAGGAGCTAGCCCTAGGTGAGTGGTCCCCGCGCGAGCTAGCGGAGCAGATTGGCATTGACCAGGCTGACATTCGCGAGTTCAGCGATGAATTTCAGGATGAGATTGCTGAAGTCCGGCAGGCTCTCGCTAACAATCTGGCGATCGAGTCTTCAACTGCCGGGCTGTGGATCACTAGCAAGGTTAAGCGGCTCGCGGAGCTACAGCAGGCTGCCGAGGACATCGGCGAGGTGCTGACCCAGTTGCACGATGAGGGGATTGACTGGTCTCGGAGCCATCGTGATATGCACCGGGCAAGGCTTGACATTTTCCGGCAGGTTGCCGACGAGATGGGCGCTTACCCGCAGCGCCAGGCAGCCCCCATCCGGCAGGGCACAACTGTGCATTACGTGATCGAGTCCGAAGACACAGGTGCCATGACATGAGCAGCTCGCTCGCGTTCTACGTCGGCACTATCACTGGCCTCATCATCGCCACTTTCTTCTTTCTGGCCGCAGTAGGCATCCGCTCTCAGCTCCGGGGCGCAGAACAGTCCCCGGCCACCTCCCCATCTACGGCGGCCACGGCGGCCACGGCGGATTGCGATATGTGTGATGAGTAGGCTTGACGGCGCTTACGCAGCCCGCCCCGAGCGGGAGAAGTGCCAGCTTTCACTAGGATGCCCTGGGCCGCCCGAGACGCGAATTCACTGCCAGACTGAAGGGTTTGACCTCAATGGGTGTGCGGTATGCTATGCTGAATGGCGCCGGAAAGTTGTACAAGATCCCCGTATGGCTGGGTTCTGCCCGAGGTGTGCCGGTTCACATATTGCCCGCATGATCCCACAGACGCCAGTGGACGACCTTAAGCCCCCTCTTGCTGGGCCTATTGCCGATGCCATTGATGAGGCTATGCACAAAGAGGGCCTTACTGTTGATATCCGAAGGAATGTACTGATCCGAATCCGCCAGGACTCCCGCTGGCTCATGAGCGAAGTTATGCATGATGAGTCTATGCGCCTGACGGACCCAACATGGGTGTTACAAGGACACCGAAGAGGCCAAAGCAGGTGATTGAACACCGGTATGCCCCGCGTGGGGCCTGCCGGAAGATTCTTGGCGCTCGCGATCCCGAGGTGCTGATTTCTGGGCCGGCTGGGACGGGAAAGTCAAGGGCGTGCATGGAGAAGCTTCATGCTATGGCTCTGCTTAACCCGCGGATGCGGGGGCTGATATGCCGGAAATCAGCCACCTCCCTCTCCTCGACAGCTCTCGTGACATGGCGGCAGTTTGTTGCCAAGGAGGCAATTGAGTCCGGGGACGTTATCTATTACGGAGGCTCAGCCCAGGAGCCCGCCAGCTACCAGTACAAGAACGGTTCCGTGATAGTGATTGGCGGACTGGACAAGGTCTCAAAGATCATGTCCGCCGAGTATGACATCATTTATGTGCAGGAGGCTACGGAGCTAACCGAGAATGACTGGGAGGCCCTAACCACCCGGCTCCGGAACTGGAAGGTCTCATTCCAGCAGCTGCTCGCGGACTGCAACCCGCAGAACCCTGAACACTGGCTGAAGATGCGGGCAGACCGGGGCCGCACGAAGCTGTTCGCCTCGGTACATGAGGACAACCCGATCCTGTTTGACCACACTCCACAGCCTAGGGGTGGAGACGGCTCTTCCCAGTCCGAATACCGGATTACTGAGCGGGGACGGGCTTATATCGCGAAGCTTGATGCCCTGACAGGGTTCCGGCATAAGAGGCTACGGCTAGGACTGTGGGTTGCGGCTGAAGGCGTCATCTATGAGGAGTACCAGTCTGCGATACACATCATAGACCGGAAGGATCTGCCTACTGCGATGTTCGCGCCTACGGACCGCAATGGGATTCCGCTGACGTGGCGGCGGTACTGGGCCGTTGACTTCGGGTTTGTCCATCCGTTTGTATGTCAGTTCTGGGCTGAGGACCCGGATGGGCGGCTGTACCTGTACCGGGAGATATACCATACACATCGCACGGTGGCAGAACACTCCAAGACAATCCTGAGCCTGGTTACTGAGCCGATTCCAACCCTTGTGCAGGATGAGGACATCCTGAAGGCATATGCCAAGGGGCAGAGGCGATGGATCGAGCCTAGGCCGCAGACTGTCGTATGTGACCATGATGCCGAGGGCCGGGAAGTTCTGGAGACAGCGCTCGCGATGTCTACCTCTCCAGCGCACAAGTCTGTCCTGGAAGGCATTGATGCTACTATTGGGCGGTTTAAGATACAGGGGGATGGACGGCCCCGGATTTACTTCCTGCGTAATGCCGTATATGAGACGGACCCTGAGCTAGCGGATTCAAAGCGTCCTGCATCAACAACCGAGGAGATTCCCGCCTACGTCTGGATGAACAAGGCGAAGGAAGGGCCTCTCAAGGAAAATGATGACGGCTGTGACTCGATGCGCTATATGGTTGCGGAGAAGGAATTTGGCATCCGCGTGATATTTAGGAGTTTCACCGCATGACCAGAGAACTGCATGACAGACATTCGATTGGGGATGACGTGGCAACCCAGGACAACCAGTGGGATCTGGCGATGGCTCAGTATGGGAGCCGCCATCCGGGAACTAGGCATATGCTCTACACGCTGACTCCGAACCACAGGCTGGACGGGATCGCATTTGACGTTGCGCAGTCAATCTGGGACCAGGCGCAGGAAATGGCCAATCTGCTCAAGGACGGCCCGGAGCTTACCCAGGGACTTCGCTACCTCCGACAGGCCAAGGACTGCTTTGTGATTCAGGGCCTTATTGACTCCAACAAGATTGGACATGACTGATGATCGGGACTGAATTCCAGCGTTCGCTTTATGCCTTCGTGTTTATCGGGTGCATGATTGTGATCACCCTGGCTCTTGGGCATATGGCATGGGGATGGCTATGACCCAGGCACGCCCTCTCTTTACTGGTCTCCGGGAATCTCTGCCGCCCATAACTCCCGAACTCCGTTATGGGCATGACAGGAAGGGGGAGGCGAGAGCGAGGGCACGGGCTGCTTCTTTCCTGAAGTCAGCTAGGCAAGCTGTCATGCCAGTTGTGCATAACGTGCGGGACCAGACTTTTGCGGTTATGGGATTTGGGTGCATCGATGCGGCGGCTTTTGTGCATTCATTGTTCACAGGGCTGATCGTGACCGGTGCCTCATTCCTGATTTTTGAATGGAAGGTGTCATCGTGACGGCCGGGCAGACGTGGCCGGGGCGTCGGGTATTCAGCATGGAGGAAATTACACAGCCTTGCGATTACTTTGGCCCGGCCAGAGTATGGACTGGCGATCTGCTATCGGTGTTCTTCCTGAAGCCCAATGCGGAACCCGGAAGTGTCATGCATCATTGTTCGGCCCCTCCGCACATCTTTACTGAGAATTCGGATGGCACGCTAACGATCGCGCCTAGCATTGGCGATACCGTCCGGGGCAGTGATGTAAGCGATGGATGGCACGGGTTCCTGGAGAATGGCATCTGGAGGCAGGTGTTATGGCAAAGAGCCTCATTGGGAAGGTGCTCAATGCGGCCAGCACTAGAGGCTGGAAGGGGCACCCCATACCCTTCAATGCAGCCTGGAATGTCAATGGAGGGCTTTACGGTTCGGGGCCATCAGACCGGTTTACCCAGCTTCAGACAATGGGCATCCAGGGCACATTGTATGCCATTATACAGCTCTTGAGTACTGGTAGCCAGTCTTCAGGTTCATGGTCGATGTACCGGAAGGACCAGGATGGCCGGGTCCGGTACACCACGTCTGACCGAGGTAGTGACCAGAGAATTGAGGTCCTTCATCACCAGGCTCTGAAGCTGTGGAAACGGCCTAACGATTTCATGACGGGGGAGGAGTTCCGCGAGATCGGCTGGCAGTTTATGGAATTGGTAGGTGAGTGGTACTGGGTGTTCAACCGAGGACCAACGGGGCTGGGCATACCGATTGAGATATGGCCTGTGCGGCCGGACCGGATGGAGCCGGTTCCTGACCGTGACCAGTTCCTTAAGGGCTGGGTGTACACTGGCCCGAACGGCGAGGCTGTACCGCTTATGAACAGCGAGGTCATACAGCTTAAGTATCCGCACCCTACTGATCCTTACCGGGGTCTCTCGGCCGTTCAGTCGATCCTAGCCGACATTGATGCGTCTAAGTACACGGCCGAATGGGGCCGGAACTTCTTCCTGAACTCGGCAACGCCGGGCGGTATTGTCCAGTTCGCGAAGCGCCTGAGTGACGAGGAGTTTGACGAGTTCACGGATAGGTGGAGGGAACAGCATCAGGGGGTAGCCCGAGGGCATAGGGTTGGTGTCCTTGAGCAGGGCGCTGTGTGGGTGCCGAATACCTACACCATGAAGGATATGCAGTTCATCGAGCTGCGAGGTGTGACGTCTGATATGATCCGGCAGGCATACCGGATTCACCAGGCTATGCTGGGGAACAGTGATGATGTTAACCGGGCTAATGCGCAGACGGCCGAGGAAGTTCACGTTGCGTGGCATGAGATCCCCCGTCTGAAGCGGCAGCGAATTGCCCTGAATACTAAGTACCTTGAGATGTTCGGGGCGACCGGCGAGAAAGTTGA